TGATTGGTTTGGGTCGTACTGGTGAAGGTATGTCCCGTCGTATGATTGCAAAGGGAATTGAAGTCTGGGGTTATAGTAGTAACTATGAGAATGCTTGTGGACAATATGAAGCAGGATATATTAGTGGATGTGTGACATCACTAGAGTATCTTGTCCAAGCAGTTAAGTCTGATGGTAAGAAGTTCACTAGTGCAGGAAGAATCCCTGGCATCTTTCAGATTACACTCCCAGAGCAAAAGGCAGAAGATACTCTAGATGAGTTGCTGCCATTACTTGAGGAGGGTGATATTATTATTGATCATAGTACCAGTGACATAACAAAATGTCAGGAACTAGAAAAGTATTGCAGTAAATTGGGTATCTCATATATCTTCTCTGGAGTATATGGAGCAACCCATGCTATCAATGCATGTTCTAAAATTTTCCAATCACTATCACCAGGTAATGCTATCTAATGCCACATGAATTCGATCCATGCGAAGCACCTGTAGAAGGTGAAGTTGATAAGTGGGGGTTTACGATTAAACCTTCCATTAGTGATAATGAATTGATTCTTCGATGTTTAAGGAATGCTCCATGTGGATCTGACAGAAAACAAGTAATTAATTTAATTAAAATATACGAGGAAAAATTGTAATGACTTTAGCACATGTCCTACTTTTCGGATCACTACCATTCATATGTGCCACCACATATTTCGGGTACAGAAGAGGTGAAAATAACTATTATGAAACCGACGCCTATTCAGGAAATGGAACAGCGCATTAGAATGAGGTATGCGTTTGCTATGTCTGCCTTTGGTAGAATGTATAGACCTGATGGTATTATTCCTGAAATGAGAGCACTTTGTAATGATTGGTCTAAAGATGTTGAACAACAACCACCAAGCAGAGCAGATTTATATAAAGTAGATCGTTATTTCTTAGAACTCTGGAAAAATAAAATCGAATAAGTCAAATGAACCATGCCATTTTTTCTGGATTACTTTTATTGTGCTGCATAGTAGCAAGTATTACATGGGGTTTGGAATATGCATATCCAATCTGAATTATTAATCATTACACTCTACTGTGTATTTGGAGTATTTTTATTCACCTTATCGGTTTTACAAGAATGATGTTACAGTTTGCTAGATTTTGCGGTACAGTATTAAACAACCCATATGGGTTAGGACTACTGGCATGGTGTCTTGTCTTTGTACCAATTATAGGAATGCACCTAGTCCATAAATACGGATGGCAACATTGGGAACCTTTTAATGATCATAAATTATGACTGAGGAACAAGTGAAGGAGATGATTGATGATGCCATACGAAAACATAATCGTAATGCTGGAATTATCAGTATGTGTGTTGGTTGGGTTGTTCTCGCACTTTTTGCTGAGGGTCTTCTTAGACTCATTGGAATAATTCCACCACTATTACCATGGTTAAAAATTGATCTTTTATGTACATAAATATAGGCAGCAGCACTAAGAATCTTTCCGCAAAAAAATGAATAGGGAACCAGACTACACAGTAGATTTAACAATAGAAGATGTGCGTCTATTACATCACTGTGTCATAAAAAGACTGGAAATGTGGGAAGGATCACCTGCTAGACCAGCAGAAGAACAAGAACACTTATGGTATGTGAGAAATTCTCTATACCGAATGATTTTAGACTATCAATTTAATGAATTATGAATCCAGTAATTTTAATCGGTTGCTTCACACCACTGGTTATCATTTTTATAGTAATGAAACTTGCGGTTTGGGTATCTGCAGTTAACACCGAAAACTCTTATGTCGGAAAAGAACCTCTACGAAAACGAGGACCCTTCGTGGACAATGCATATGCAGACGTTGATGAAGAGGAAGAGGAATTTACAGATCGCACAGACTATCGATGATGCTCTCTATGAATATTATGTTATAGAACGTGGTCAGGAAGTTCCCAATTGGAGATATATAAAGGACCAAGACTGGTGGATAGAATATTTAAACGATTTAGGAATTGATCCGAGGAACCCATGAATTTTGAATTAGATATGGAGGATTATGCAATTATCCTCAACGCATTACACTACTATAAGAAAGTTGAGAAACGAGGAAACTTCAAGCAGTATAATGAAGAACGTGTCAATAAACTGAGAGATAAGATGGCATACCAACTAATACCATCTTCAAAGAGTGGTAACAGATTGTGAGTGCTGTATTTGTATTTGGATTTGTGATACTACTTACTATAGGAATGGAACTTACTTGGCCTGTTAGGAAATGAATTTACTATTACGACCTCTTGATAGTGTTGTTGATCCTGTGTGGTCAGTAATTATCTGTGTGATACTTGCAGTTGCAGGTGCATTGTTTGTAGTCATATACATACTACGACAAGCATTTGCAGAGTTAGAAGATGGGAGCAATGACACCACCGAGCAGGAAGAGCTGCTACAACTTCCGAGTGACGGAGATCAATCGTGTCCTTGATGGTGATACTATCGATGTTACTATCGACCTCGGTTTTGATTTATACAAGAAAGAAAGAGTTAGAGTTGCAGGAGTTGATACACCAGAGAAAAGAACGAGAAATCTTGAGGAGAAAGCTCTGGGACTAGATGCTACCAACTGGATGAAAGAAAAACTCGAAGGTGCTATTGCTGGTGACGATGAACTCTCTGTCAGAACTGAATTGGTTGGCGGTATGGGTAAGTACGGTCGCCTTCTTGGTTGGTTATATATTGGAGACGCAGAAGTATCATTGAACGAGCAAATGATTACTGAAGGATATGCTCATGCCTATGATGGAGGCACTAAAGATATGAACTTAGAAAAACTAAGAGAGATTCGTAGATCGCATGGAACACTTGTGGAATGAGAGTATTAAGTATTGATCTAGATTATTGCATGTCTGATGAGTGCGATTACTATGAATCTGATTTTGATTCCGACAATCCCTTTGCAAAGTGGGATGTATGGTCTAAAGAAACTGGTAGAGAAGATGGGGAAATTCCCATTAATCCTGCCAGGGTTTTGGAATGTTTAGATATTTTTAAAGAAGCATTAAAGTATTGTGATGATGTTGAATTTGGATATGAACATGATGCAATCTTATATCGATTACAAGATGAAACTGATATTGAAATAATTAATTATGATCATCATAGTGATGTTTTGAATGGTGGTGGTTTTGAAGGAGTCACCCAAGAGTATGAATATGAAACATTAAAAATATTTGACAATGTATGTGAGGGTAATTGGGTTGGATACTTAGATGCAAAAGATAAGTTGGGAAACTATATTTGGGTAAATGATAGGGAAGAAGGTTTTGATATAACTGAACCAGTAGAAGCATATAGAAGAGAACTTCTAGGTGATAGATATGAGAATCTATACTGTGAAGATTTTAAAATTGATGATTATAGGTTTGATTATATTTTCGTATGTCTTTCACCCTCATACATTCCAATATCTCATTGGAAATATTTTAAGATATTCATGAATGAGTACAAATTTACTAAACTAAAACAACCTAAGTTGATTGATAGAAAGTTTGAAATTGATTCTAGATATAGACTTTTGAATGACCATTTGGAGAATAAATTATGAGAGTATTGAGTATTGATTTGGATTACTGCATGGATACATGCATGGAGATGATTTGTGATCATCAAATCATTCATTATATGGATGATAATCCAGTAGCAAGATGGAAATCATTTAGAGATCACACTAACATTCCATACGAATCTGTTTTTATTGATTCTGATAAGGTTGAATATTGCTGGGATGTTTATCAAAAAGCATTGAAGCATTGTGATGATGTCATGTTTGGATACGATCATGATGCGATCTTGTATCGTTTAGAGATGGATGATGCATATGATTTAGAAATTATTAATATCGATTATCATGGTGATATGTCCAACGGAGAACCATATCATGGCCATCTTCATTTGTTTAATAATGATACTCAAGAAGCATTGGACTATGAATATAGCAATTACCAATGTGGAAAGGTGATGGAAGGTAATTGGGTTGGATGGTTAGGTTGGAAGCAGAAACTTAATGAGTATACTTGGATACATGGTACTCAAAGTGAAGGTAGTCAGGATCCTACAGTCAAGTCAGTTTATGATGATTCAGGTCATTATTCTTGGAAAGACTGTATAAAAGAAGATTATGAATTTGATAATTATGAATTTGATTTTATATTTGTATGCTTATCACCAATGTATATTCCTCAAAAATTTTGGAATATCTTCCCAAAATACTTGACTGAGTATGAAAAAGTGAAAGGGAAAAAATATAAATTAATTAATCGTAAGTATGAAATTGATGCTAGATATAGAGAATTGCATAAATATACATTGCCACGCAATAGATAAATGCAAAAATTAATTAATGTTGTTGCCCTTCTTTCTGGGTTGACATCACTTGCGGTCATTAGTGGAAGTGCTTATGTTGTTATGAATCAAGAAGAATGGAGAGAGCAAGCACAAGAGAAACTTGCTGAAGTAATTGCTGAGGGTATTACTGGTGCTCTTCCTGGTCTAATGGATAGTGCTATGCCCGAACTACCTACGACTACAGGTCCCGAATTGCCATTCTAATCATGTTAAATTCTAAGAAATCGACCGAGCAAGATACCGAGCATGTACCGAGCAAGTCACCAGTTAAAGTGATTGCTCTTGCTTTAGGATCTGCATTTGCTTTAGCACATTTAGGTTTACTTGGTTATGTAATTAACAGACCACAAGAACCAAAACTCCCTCAAGTTCCTACTATTAATATTCCTAGGGGAGATTATTCTTCCTATACAATTAAAGCAGGTAAGGATGGATATGAAATTGAGTATCGTGCAAATGATCCTGCCATCTTAGAATCACAAAGATCATTATCTTCTGATAGTACCAGGAAAGGATTCTTAGGTGGTGGTAGTCAGAGTCGTCGTGAATGGAGAACTGATCAATTCACAATGGACGGCACTAGAAATCTAGGAGGTGCCATATTAGATGGCGAGGGAAAGTCTGCGAAAGACGTAGAGTGTATCGTGGCGGACGCTGGAGCACGGAGTCAAGGTGCAATGGCAGGTAGTGCAATTGCTGCTGGTGTTGCTGTTCCCGCTCTTGCTAGTATTCCATATGTTGGATGGTTAGCAGGTGGATGGGCATTACTCTTAGGACAGAAAGCAGGGTCATCACTAGGTTCTCAAGTTGGATCAGTGTTTAATGACTGTTAAATAGGCAAGTATTGAGGAATTATTATGGCACCATCGACCTATAAGAAACAAGCAAAGAAAGAAGCAACTGAAACATTCTTCCTGTATGTATTTTTCCATTCTATTTGGACAGGATTTTTTAAATTATTTGAAGACTAATGGCAGAGATACCTATTATTACAGGTGGTGATATTAGTATTAAAGAAATTAAGGTTAATACTATACGCACCTATGACTTTAATAACACTTCAACATCACTACCAATAGCAGCTCCAGTAGTTGTAAACATTGGTGTTCCCGTAGTTAATATTCCAGGGTGTGTTGAGGCAACTGAAACTAATACTGCTAAAAATAATAAATTACGAGAGGATGATCCCAATGGTGTGGTTACGTTTTGCGATTCTGGTGTTCCCAATTTTAATCCTCTTTCTTTTGAACCAAACCAGATGATTCTGACGAGTCCACCAAAAGTGGATAACAGAACACCAGATAAACCTACACCACCAACACCAAAAACAGATACACCACCTCCACCTCCACCATCTTCTGCTAATGTAGAATGCCCTACTAAAGTGCAGCAAGCACAGGAACCTGTAGGAACATTAGTAGAAGGATTTAGAAAGGAAGTTGTTGGTTATAAACTCATTGATAAGACGTGTGTTCAGATAACAGAACCAGTTCCATTGCCTACACAAATACTTGCTGGTCTACCTAGTGGTGGTCAAGTAATGCAGGTAGGTGGTATTGCTGTCATTGCTACATCATCAGCACTATTAGCAAAACCGCTGGCAGATCTACTATTGAAAGTAGTCAAACCAACGGTTAAGAAAGTTATTAAAAAGATTGCTAAACTCAGGGGGAAGGA